TGATCCATTTAAAATAGAAGGCGAAGATTTAAAAAAGGTAATTGGACTTAGTCCAGCATTTCGTAGAAAGATGTCTAGAGATCTACAGAAAAGCTTTACTGGAATTGACGGAACTGGAACACAGCAGAATCTATTGCAACAAGCAGTCACTGGATATGCAATGTTTGACCTTGTTCAACCAGTATATAACCTAGAGTATCTTTCAAAGATATATGAAATTTCTCCATACAACTATGCAGCAATTAATGCTAAGGTAGCAAATATTGTTGGACTAGGATACTCATTTGTAGAAAGCAAAAAAGCAATGGAAGCACTAGACAACATTGAAGATTCTACACAATTAAATCGTGCTAGACGAAAGATGGATAGAATTAGACAGCAGCTAGAAATTTGGCTAGAAGAGGTAAACGAAGAAGAGACATTTGTTGAAACCCTAGTAAAAGTTTATACAGACCTAGAAGCAACAGGAAATGGCTTTATTGAAATAGGTAGAACAACTAGCGGAAACATAGGATATATTGGACATATTCCAGCAAAGACTATGCGTGTTCGTAGACTTCGTGACGGATTTATACAACTACTTTATGGAAAGGCTGTATTCTTTAGAAACTTCGGCGATATGGAAACAGAGAATCCAATTGCTGGTCAAGAAGATAGACCAAACGAAATTATTCATTTAAAGAAATATACTCCAATGAATAATTACTACGGTATTCCAGATATTGTTGCATCACAAAATGCAATGGCTGGTAACGAATTTGCTGGTAAATATAACCTAGACTACTTTGAAAACAAGGCGGTACCACGTTATATTATTACAGTAAAAGGAGCAAAGCTTTCAACAGAGTCAGAAAGAAAGCTTCTTGAATTTTTCCAGGTAGGTCTTAAAGGGAAGAATCATAGATCCCTTTATGTTCCACTTCCAGCAGATTCATCTGACTCAAAGGTAGAATTTAAGATGGAGCCAGTAGAGGCTAATATTCAGGATTCATCATTTAACAATTATAGAAAAGCTAACCGTGATGAAATTCTTTTGTCTCATCGTGTTCCAATTAATAAAATTGGAGTCCCAGAGGGAGTCAGCCTTGCCTCAGCAAGAGATGCCGATAAAATGTTTAAAGAGCAGGTCTGTCGTCCAGCACAGGATATTCTAGAAAAGAAATTAAATAGAATAATTGCTGAAAAAACAGATGTATTAATTTTACACTTTAATGAACTAACCCTTACAGACGAAGACACTCAGTCTAAAATTGATGAGAGATATTTACGAATGCAGGTTATTACCCCAAATGAGGTAAGAATTAGAAAGGGAATGGTTCCAATTGACGGTGGAGATGAAGTAATTCAATTAAAACCTCAGCAGGCAGCAGAACAAACAGCCCAGGCAATGAATAGTAGAACCAGAACCCAAGAAAGAGATTCTAACTCACCTGATATTTCAGGGGAGGCCAGAAACCCAAAAGGTGAGGGTAGGGTCACAGCTTAATTATTAGGCAACTAGTTATTTGCCTTTTTACATTTTAAAAGATAAAATTAAGCATATGAATATTGAAAAATCTTTATGGTCTTCTCATGGCGATAACATCAGCTTATCTGTCCCATTTACTAAAGTCAACCGTGAAAAAAGAACTGTTTCTGGATTCGCAACCTTAGACAATATAGATCAAACAAATGATCTAGTAACTGCAGAAGCAAGCCTGAAAGCTTTTGAAAATTTCCGTGGCAATATCCGTGAAATGCATGGATCAAATGCTGTAGGGAAAATGCTTTCATTTAGACCAGAAACATTTTATGATCCAGAAACAAAAGAATTCTATAGCGGAGTATATGTAGATGCATACGTTTCTAAAGGCGCACAAGATACATGGGAAAAAGTTTTAGACGGAACTCTACAAGGGTTTTCAATTGGCGGAAAGATTACAGAGTCAGACAATGAAGTAAATAAGTCAACAGGTAAGACTGTAAGATTTATTAAAGGCTACGACCTGCTTGAGCTTTCAATTGTAGATTCACCAGCAAATGAATTATGCAATATTTTATCAATTCAGAAATCAAACGGTTCCTTAATTTTTAAAGGTATTGCGGCAGAAGTTTCTACAGAAAATATTTTTTATTGCGAAGAAAGCAAGTCAGTATTCATCTCACAAGATGCATCTTATGATTCCCCTGTTACTGGTAAGCCAGCAGCACTAATTGGGTGGGTAGAGTCTAATGATGTTAATAAATCAAAGGAGATAGATAAGATTCTTGATTCATTTTTGAAGTCAAGATTACCGTTGCCTGAAAGACAAACAATTGCAAAACAGGCAAACGTAGAAGGAGGTAGTGAAGTGTCAGAAAACACAGAAACAGTAGTAGTTGAAGAAACTGCTCCAGTAGAAACACCAGTTGTTGCTGAGGAAGCACCAGCTGTTGAAGTAGCTGCAGAAGATGCAGTTGCAGACGCTTCTGCCGAAACTCTAGAAAAAGCAGCCGACGTATCAGAAGTTGAGGTTGATGAACCTGATTTTGCAAAGATGCTTGGTGATTTAAAGGGCTTTTTCTCAGAGACTCTAAATAAAGCTTCTGAGGCAAATGCAGCACAGGTTTCAACTATTAAAGAAACAGTAGAAACTTTCAGCAAGAGCGTCGATAGCAGAATTTCAGAATTGGCAGAACAACATGCCGTATTAAGTAAGGCTGTTGAAGATATCAAGGGCACAATTGATGGCGTAGAAAAGCGTGTCGATGCAGTAGAATCAGAAACTGCAATTAAGAAGTCCTCTGACCTTGGCGGGTCACAGGAAGTAACAATCAAAAAATCTAAATGGAACGGTTCTTTCCTCGGTTCCGTGAACGAATTATTTAACTAAAAAGGGTAGGTGAAACAAACAATGAGCAATGAATTATTAGAAAAGACAATTGCAGCAGGTACAACTGCTACAGGTACTTTTGCATCCACTACAGGTGGAACAGGAGTGCACCGTGCATCCGAAAACGGAAACGGTGGTCTATTAAACGCAGAACAATCAGCTCGCTTTTTAGACTATATGTTCGACGCAACCGTAATTGGTAAAGTCGCCCGTACAGTCCGCATGAGAGCAGATACTACAGAAATTGATCGTATGTCAGTTGGAGAGAAGCTTATGAAGCTTGCAACTGAAGGAGACGACACAGCAGCAAATAGTGCTGTTACTTTCTCAAAGATCTCTTTGACAACAAAGAAACTTCGCTTGGATTGGGAGCTTTCAACAGAGTCTCTAGAAGACAACATTGAAGGTGCTGATCTAGAAGATCACATCGCCCGCTTGATGGCAACACAAGCAGGTAATGATATTGAAGATGTAGTCCTTAACGGAAATGTATCTTTAACTTCAGATGCACTATACAAGTCATTTGACGGTATTGTTAAGAAGGCAAAGGCCAGCGGTCACGTTGTTGACGCAGGTGGAGCTGCAGTAAGTCGTGCTGTATTTAACAGCGCTCTTAAGGCTCTTCCACGTAAGTACAAGCAACGCCGTGCAGATCTTCGCTTCCTAGCAGGATCAAACTTGATTCAAGATTTCCTATATGCTAACAGCATTGGAACAAACAATACAATCCCACAAGATATTGCTTCAAGCATTATCCGTGGACAAGAGGTACAACCACTAGGTGGACCTGCAGGATATGTGGCACCATTCGCATTCGGTATTCCGATTGTTGAAGTTCCACTTCTTCCAGAGGCACAAGATGGAGATTACACAGGAGAGTCTGGCAACCACGGAGACATCCACTTGACATTCCCCAACAACGTAGTTATTGGTATCAAGCGTGACGTAACTGTTTACCGCTTCTTCTGGCCACGTAAGGACTCTATCGAGTACACAATGTATACTCGTGTTGGCGTTCAAATCGAGCAAGCAGATGCTTGGGTCGTTGTTAAGAACGTAAAAGTAGCTTCATAATAGGATTAAATCCGCAAGAAAGGCCCCCAATTAATTTTGGGGGCTTTTCATTTTAATTTAGTAATGCTATAATTAAATAACCTAGATTAAGGAGATTACTGTGTCATTTGAGACATTAAAGATATCTGAACTTAGAAAGATCGCTGAAGATTTCGGCGTAGATACAGAAGAGTTAAAGAGTAAAAACGATATTGTTGCATCCCTAGCAGACGAAGGCGTTACTTGGGCGGTATATCAAAAAACAATTAAAGATGTAGAGGATGCCAAGGAAGATATTTCTTACGAAGTTCTACCTAAATTTGATCCAAAAGCGGAGCAGCCAGAAAATACTGTTTTAGTTAGAATGACAAGAGCTAACTTTAGATATGATATTATGGGATTCACCTTTACCAAGGATCACCCATTTGTTGCAATGGATAAAGAAAAAGCACAAGAAATTTTTGACAAGGAGGAAGGTTTTAGATTAGCTAACCCAAAGGAAGTTCAAGAATTCTATAGCTAAATTAAACTTTAAAAAATGGAAATATTGTTAGGTACCAATTCGCCAGTAAAACATAAAATTTTTTGGCAAGGGGAAATTAGAGACGCAGATAGCAACCCAGTAGTAAAGCTATTTGACATAACTGAAGACCCAGCAGTAAATCCAGCAATTAACCCAATCACAATATTAGAAACATTAAACTCTGTTAAACTAGAAAACGACACAGGAACTTATGTAGTGTATATTCCATTTGAGTATACAAATAGACATCGAGAGTTAAGGTTGTCCTGGATATATAGTGTAGATGGAGTAACAGTATTTAAAGACCATAAACTAGAAGTTGTAACCCCATATACAGATATTGCACAGTCCATGGACGTTCTTGGAGTTGGAACAGATCCATCTGACCCAAACTATAAAACATATGATCAGTTACTAGAAGCTGAAAGGTATGCCAGAAAAGAAATTGAAGCTTATACTGGACAAAAATTTTCAACCTACGATAACGTTTATGTTACAAACGGATATGGTTCAGATACCCTTCCGTTACCAGAAAAAATAACAGATCTTCATGAGCTTTATGCAAATGATATATTATTGCTAGACAACATTAATGAAATTAATAATTGGAATTATACTGTTGAAATATCTACTACTGGATACGGAATAAGAGTTAATCGTGCAAACTCTTTAGATAATACGGTATATACTGCAAATGGAATGGTTCCCCCATCAATTCATGATTCAAATGGAATTTTTCAGGATAATGTTAGCTATAAAGTTCAAGGAAGATTTGGTTGGAATGAAGTTCCAGACGAAGTAGAATTGGCATGCATCGAACTAATGAAAGATTATTTTTCTAAAGATAAAACATGGAGAAATAAATATATAAAGAATATATCAACGTTTGACTGGGATTTTGAATATACATCAGAGGCATATGCTGGGACTGGCAATGCTTATGCAGACAGACTTTTATCAGACTATGTGATGGTGAGCAAGGTTCAGGTAATATAATGAACGACCTTATAGACTCCGTCCTGTCTATGAAAATGGATGTGTATAGACAGTCTGATGCACAAAATCCAGATACTGGGGCAATTATAAAAGAGTGGAATTATTATAAAACTTTAGACTGCCACGCCAAAGGAGTAGTCAGCAATTCAGCCACTACTAGATCAAGCGACAAACAGGTTTTTGACAACAGGTATTTAAACGATCAAATAATTCAAATTAGAACATCTGAAAGACTTATTCTTAGAGAAAAAATTACTAACGTTAGGGATAACGAAGGTAATGTTATATGGGCAGAGATTAACTTCCCAACAGAAACCCCAACAGTTTTTGAAGTAATAGGAACTACGCCAATAACAGATCCATTTGGAAGAGTGATTGGATATAACTCATCCATGAAGAGATCGGAGAATCAACAAATTGGACTCTAGTAGATTACTCGTACAGGCAGCAAGCAGCCTAGAAAGATTAATGGTTGGAAGCTCAAAAGATGCCTCAATTAAAGATAGCAATGTAGCGCAAATATCTGCAGCAATATACTA